GATGTCGCCAGACTCACCGAAGTCATTCATCTTCATGGACATCATGCGCTCCATTTGTTCTTGGCGCATCTCTTCCATTTCTTGCTTGCAGTATGCAAACAAATCCTTGGCAATCTGAACAACTTCAGCCCAAGTCTCAGCCACGTCAATGCGACGGATAAAGACTTGTTCATCCGAAGAGAAGTCAACGCCAGCCAGAGAACCGATCTTGTAATGCAGGTTGATGCGGTCGATCAACAGAAGACCGTTGATATCAACATCGCGAATACCAAAGAAGTTCTTCTCCAGAAGTTCACCGTAGCCCTTGAAGAAGGACTTGCGAATGCCAGGAAACTTTTCTTTGATCTTGCGCTCAATCCGAGCGTCCTCAATCACATTGAGGAAGGTCTTGAAGTTCTTACCAATCTTCTCATCAAGAGCATCATGCCAGCCTTGCGCTGGAGTGTGTAGTGCGTGACCGACTTCATGCCCGCCAAGCAGGTCATAGAGTTCCGAAGACATATCATCCCACAGGGGCAGAGTCATGGTGCGAGTCTTGACATCAAAACACGCAGTCTCGACTTTGCGAAACTCCACTTTGATGTTCTCGGTAGCCAGAAGTTTGGCTAGAATGGATTTGGTTTGCTGAAGGGACATTTCTATGTTCTCCGATCTAATGAATACATTCTAGCGCGGATCGGGTGACTTGTCAAGCAGTCTGTTGCGCGAAAGCAACAGCTTCCCGAATCATTTCGATTCGACGGGACAGGTCTTGCATGATGCGATCCTGTTCAAGACCTTCACCGAATGCGCCTTCTTGGTAGGCGTCAATCTGTTCTGACAGAATCATCTGTTCTTCCATCATGTTACCAACGTCGGAACCGATGTAAGGATTCTTAGGAGCCGCAGGCTTAGCCTTAGGAGTGAAAGGCTGAGGAGCCTTCCATGCTATCTTGCGGAAGAACCAGCCAGGAACGGTCACCTTGACTTGGAAATTCTTGCCGATGAACTTAACAGCAGCAACAGACAACGGCATCCAGGACTGTTTAGCCGAGCCGTTGTCTTCAATCTCAACAAGGATAGCCTTGTCGGTCTTAGCCTTGGAAACGCCGTAGATGGTGTGGATTGTGGTAGTCTGACCCATGATAACCTCTCAGATATCGAATTCACAAGCAGCCAAGGCTTCAGCCTCAAACCGCGCCAGCCAGTCACGATAAGCCGAGGTTTCTTCCAGCGGCATATCGGCGAAAGCATCATCCCACTCTTGGGCTGGGATCGTGTCGTTTGGAATCATTAGAACCTCTCTCATCACAGGTACTACTATACATGGATGAGGAGATGGGTCAAGCGGTAGTTGAGTGGATTAGTCAACTATGTTGTTTTTATGCAACAAGAAATTCAGAGAGCGTATTTCCTTTCATAACATCATGCGAAAGTGTATTTGGCACTCTCCTATCGACTCTATTTGATTTATTTTGAATCTTTTCTGAACTACTTTTGTGGTCTAAATTCATCACCGGAACATTACCAAATGTTTTGATGTAGAAGTAAATATACTCATCTTCTACCATATGCATAAATGCTTTTGTTAAAATCTCATTCATGTCTTTATTTGGAATAGAAAGACTATACCAAACTCTCAATTCTGAATTCATCAAATCTGGATCATCATTATGAAACAAAGCATACTTTTCATGAAATAGTCTATACTTTTTATCTTTAGTTCTTGGATTATAGAGATGTTTATTATGTTGAAACATTCTCTTGGTAGAATTCATTTGAATACTGCCTGGATACTTTCTGTTTTTCTTATCGTAATGCATTCCGCCAGACATTCCAATATAGAATGTATCCTCATAAAAACAAGGCAATACAGAATTGTCCGGCTTTTCTTTACTGCAAGCTAGCCCATATATCACATTAGGAAGACCTTTAGTTGCTTGAATAACAGAATTCTTATCAAACCAACCAATGTGTCTGCCGTTTTCACTATATAGATGCATTTTTCATCCTCTGAAATTTGTTTCCAAGTGCATGCCGTAGTTGTTGATTCCGTTAGGAACATCAACTCCAGGCTTGTATCTTAACACATTTTTCTTGAAAGGTGAATAGTCCACGTAGTGGTGCCATCTTCCGTAGCGCCAAACGACTCTGGAGACATCTGGATGCATGTCCACCAGCATCTGCGACTTGTTGATTGTACCCTCAGGATTCAAGGTGCCATCTCGCCACTTTGACTTGTCCTGTGTACCTTCAGCATGATAAAACTCAGCAGTATTACCACCTTTTACAGTTTGAGTAGCAGCTTTGCCTTGCAAAAATGCATTGAATTGTATCGTGCAGTCACCGTCTTTGAGTACCCGCAAGCAAATATCGGTGTCTTCATTATATCGTCCACGCCAACGATGCTTACACTTGTTGTCAATCAGCAGGGTTGAATATATGCGAGTGTTCTTCACATAGGGTGGATAACTTTGATTCGGCGCGATGAAGAATCGATACTGAAAGCCGGCGATGGGAACATTCTCATAGCGATCTACAAAGTCTTCAGCAGCACGAAAGATCGCACCAGACTCTACGCGGATACGCTTGTTCTGATGCAGCCGATAGAAGTCTGAGATGTTACAATCCATTACCCAATGCTTTTCTGCGCCAATCTCAATAGAGTGATCCCAGCAAAGATTTCTAGCACGACCAGGACCATCGCCGTGATTAGAAAATGGTGCAATGAGTAAGGTCGCGTAGTCACGAAGATTGAAGTTGTCTAGTGCTTTTTCGTATGGTTCCTCATCTTGAGGTTCGATCATGATGTAATGAGGTACCTTCATCCTAGACAGTGATCTTGATGTATACATGGACTCTGATCTCCCTTTGGAGATGATATAGACTGGCCATTTTGGATTAGTTGTCATAATTTATTCACTCCTAGCAAATTCACCATGCAATTCCGATCTCTTATTCAAGATCCATTCTTTTGCAAGGTCTAAATTCTCTTGTGTTATGGAAAAGAAATGCTTGTGGTATTTTTTACCTAAATGCTGTATTTGTGCATGGATACAGTTCTTCTTCTCATATATTGAGATTCCCTTGTAACCAGATGAGTTGTCTTTTCTGATTTTCTGATTACAATTGTTTTGTTGTGTTGTTGCTTCTCTCAAATTCTCAATTCTATCATTTAGAGGATTGCAATCAATGTGATCTACCAATCCTGGGCAGTATCCATGATGATAAAGAAAAACTATATGATGATTTGGATATCTTTTATCATCAATACACACTCGCCTTCTATTTCTTGATGTATGTATTCTTGAAGCCAATTCACCTCTTTTTACTTTACCAAAAGCGGCAGGAGACTTTCTATAGAGAAGACCATCACGATATTCAAACAAACTCCTAACATAGTCTTGAGTTAGATGTTCATACAGATTGAGTTTAGCGTTAGGTATGGGATCGGACGTTCGATCTAGACCAAAAAAATCACATAATGAGTTATGAATAGAATAAATATCTTTAGACATACTGACTACCTCTTATAGTTAGTTTTGTTTAGATGAAAAAGATGCGTCAACATCTTTTTCATCGCCATTGATATTTATCAAAAATGGAAGTTTCACTCTTCCTCAATCCAACGCATCAATGCATTCTCTGTCCGATCAAGTTTCGGATGCCAAATAGACTTTGTTTTCTCAGTGAGGTGTTGATCAATCAACTTAGCAAATTCCTCATAGTCATCTTTGTTCCGAAAGTGGACATAGATTGTCTTGTATGTTGGGTTGTTTTCTTGAGTGTACTCTGGCATACCAACCCAATGCTTCTTCCATTCTTTGTCTTCTTGTTGCTCCAGAGACAGACGTTCAGATTCATCCAAGTCCATGAAGTCAAATACAGATGCGGGCTTTGACGCTTCGCTCTTCTTTCCGATAAAACTATCGTATTGTGTTGATTCTTTCAATACAGGTTTCTTAGCCATAATTTACTCCTCTAATGACAAATGTGCGGTATACACATTACACTTATGTAGGAAATCTAATCCATCACTGTTGCGATACGGTTCGCTATAAAACACTTTGGATATGCCAGATTGATAGATCATTTTAGCACACTCTAAGCATGGAACACAAGTCACGAACATGTAAGCACCCTCACCACTTTCTGTAGATCGGGCAAGTTTCAAGATTGCATTGGACTCTGCATGCAGAACCTCTGGTTTTGTTCTCAATAAAGGCTCAACTTTGTCTGGAGTGTATATCTTATCTTCACACTCGTTTGTCCAGCCAGATGGCATACCATTGTATCCAATGGAAATGATACGGTTATCTTTTACGATAATCGCACCAACTTTTCGTCTTACGGCTGTGCTAAGATCACCGAAGATACGGGCAGTCTTCATGAATGCCCACATGTACTTCTCTTTCATCATAATGAATTGATGTCCTTTTCAGTTATTGTATAGACACCTTGATGTTGAACGGAGATGGACGCAAGTTTGTTTGCAAAAGGAATAGCATTTTCTATGCTTCCTGTAAACAGATAAAAAACTGCTAATGATGCGAGATGAACATCACCTGCGCCAGTCACATCATGCACTTCAACTTTGTCTGTTGGATAGATTTTATCATTCCATCGTGTTCCTTCTGAACTCAAAGTCACTATGTAATCAGATGGAAGTGATGTTGCTTTAGAAAATTCTGATTCGTTGATTTTGACGTAGCAACCATCAAACCTACCCAGGTCTGTTTTTTTGGTATCTATGAAGATCGGTCCTGTGTAAGACTTTCTAATCTCTTCTACAAAGTCATATGTGATAAATCCTTTATCATAATCAGATATAACAATAGCATCATACCCATCATTGCAATCTACAATCCTAAGAGGTACCTGATCAGCATCACTGTCAACACGAAGAAGTTGATATCCGCTTTTGACGTCAATATATCTTGTCTTTACAGACTGATTGCCTCTAATGTGTTTGACTTCACAATTAAGTGCTTCTAGATTTTTGCGTACATTGCTCGACATTCCTCCACGAAAGTCTTGCTTTCCAGTCGTCTTCAAAACAGGAATGGGCGCTTCAGGTGAAACTCTATCTACAGTTCCATAGATATAGTTGTCTATACAAGTATCACCGATTAGCAATACTTTGTATTTTTGCTGTCGAAGAGTAGTCACCAAATCTGTCATAGAACACAACCTCATTACAATACTGTTTAGCCAATTTACTGGTTTCGCGATGATCGCCACCCTTTACGATGATGTCTGGTTTGTACGCAACAAGAATATGAATTAGATCGTCTTCGCTGCCAAACACCTGCACTTCATCAACCGCTTTTAGATTCTGCAAAAAAGTCTTTCTCTCATATACATCATTGATCGGTCGATTGTTGCCTTTCAATTCTCTAATACGCTTGTCTGTGTCTATTGCAACCATCAGATGATCGCCAAGACTCTTTGCATAGTTGAGAATCTTCAGATGCCCAAGATGAAGAACATCAAAAGTTCCGTTCAGAAATATCTTCTTCACCTTTGACTGTCTCCTCTAGATACACGATAGTTATCTTCCACACTGTCTGGTGTAGATACTTCAATTATAGTACCTTTCTCTAGACAAGTCAATCTGTGGGGAAGCAGAGGTGGATTGTGCCAAACATCACCCGTCTTTAGAGTTTTGGTATATGTTGACGCATCTTTAGTATCAATGCACTCTACAATGAATCTGCCCTCGAGGACATACCAAGTCTCTTCTTTCTCCGCATGAAAGTGCATTGAGAACTTTGCGTCTTGATGGAAGTTTAGAAATTTACTACAATACTTGTCATTGGACACCCAAATCTCTTCACTTCCCCACCCCTTTGAAACTGGTCCTTGGAGTCTAGTCATTTTACTTTCCTTTTTAGAATCATGCGCTTTCTAGTTGCGCGTTGAAGTTCAAATGATGATGCACGATTCAAATATGTTATTCCATCTAAGTGATCCAATTCATGCAATGCAACCCTAGCGGACATACCAATGAATTGTTGCGTCTTTGTTTCGCCGTCGGCAGTCTGAAATCTGATTCTCACTGCATCTGGGCGCTTGACGTTCATGTACAGAAGAGGAAAACTCAAGCATCCTTCTTTCATGCTGACTTCGTTTTCAGACACACTCACGATCCTAGGATTGAATATTGCGAGAGGTTCTACACTATCGACTCGCATGACGAACACTTTGTACCGAATACCAACTTGACAAGCTGACAAACCGAGCCCGTTGTTCTTGATCATACACTCGTTCATCTTGAAGGCTAAGTCTTTTGGATCGTAAGGAAGATTTTCAAAATCAAAGTCTCTCTGCGTCTGCTTCAAGATTTCACTTGTTTCTGGAATTAGTTCTAGTGCTTTCAATTCAATCATTTTACCATCCTCGAAAAATTGTTTACCTTCTCAAACCGAATCACATTCCTAAACTTGTCTTGAAGAATGTCACCCTTGTGCGATATGACAAACAGATTCGTACTCTCTAGCAAGTTCAGAATTTTCATCAAGTCTTCTGTGCCGTTTGTGTCTAGACTTGAGTCAAACACCTCATCCAGAATCAGCAGATTGGTGTTTGATGAGTTCTTCAGTTTAGCGACTGCTCTCCATGTCAACATCAGTGCCATATCAATTCGTTGCTTCTCACCCTCAGAGAATGAGCCATAAGAAAAGTCATCGCGATGTCTTGACTTGATAGTCTCTTTGAATGATTCATCCAACGTGAAGTTCACAAAGAAGTCCATCGCAGAAAGGTACTTGTTCACAAACTTGTTGATCACAGGTATGTATTGTCTAATGATCTTTGTCTTGATGCCAGTGTCTTTCAGTAGATTCGTCGCAACATCAAGGTAGTGTTTCTCACTTGTCAATGTCTGCTCTGACATTGCAGCAGAAGTCATTTCATGTTGCAAGTCTCCTATTCGTGTCTTGATCTCTTTGATGTCCTCTTGTGGCTTTTCCATTTCATCAAGTTCTTCTTTCAATGAACCAATGTACTTGTAAGATGCAGTCAAGTTTCTAGAAAGAGTTGCGCATTCCTTAGACTTCTCATCCATCTGTCTCAGTAGCTTATTGATCTCTTCCAGTCTATCAACTTCTTGATTGTACTTTCTGTTCAAGTCTTGAATTGCACTCTCAACATCTTTCAACTTGCCCTCTCGCTCATCAATCAGAACTTTCTTGTGTTCATGTGGAATGCCTTGCTTGCAAACTGGGCACTCTTCAGTCTCAGTGTACAATGATATGTCAGCAGCAACCTTTTTTAGCGTCTTGTTCAGATTGGATTCAATGTTGTCATATCGCTGAAGTTTGGATTGAATGGAACTTTGATCCTTTGTCTTGTCTCTCAGGTCATCGATCTCGGCACTCAACGTTTCAATCTGCTTTTCATATGCAGCAATCGTAGTGCTTTCTTTGTCAAGAACATCACGCTTCTGTTGGATTCTGTCTTTGTTGCCCTTGACAAGAGTTGCAGCATGCTCAACTAGAATATCATGCTTATCTTTAGCAGACTCATGCTTTCTTTTGACATCTGCAATGTCGTCCTTCAGTTTTGCGTACTTCTCTTTCAGAACACCATTCATCCTAGAGAAAATCTGGATGTCTAGCAAGTCTTCAATGATCATGCGTCTGTCGTTAGCAGTCAACTGCATGAACGGAGTGAACGATGCAGAACCAAGGATCACGATCTGTGTGAATGACTTGAAGTTCAGTTTCAGAATGAACTTTTCTAGATGCTCTTGATAGTCTCTATTCGCGGCTGACTGAGATATAAGAGTTCCGTTGCAGTATATTTCAAAGATGTTGGGTTTCATTCCTCGAACAACGCGGTAAGACTTGTTGCCAGTGTCAAACTCAACCTCAACCACACAGTCCTTTTGATTTATTGAATTCAAAAGTTGTGGTTTATTCACATTCCGGAATGGTTTACCAAACAGACCAAAGCAGATTGCGTCAAGCATAGTTGACTTGCCAGAACCATTTGATCCAACAACAAGTGTAGCAGACTCTTCAGCAAGTTGCATCTCTGTGAAGATGTTTCCTGTTGACAAGAAATTCTTCCATCGGACATTTCTAAAAACAACATTCATTCAATGTTCTCCGACGACAATGCTTCCATGTACAGTTCATGCATAATAGCTTTTAGTCTGGGCGATTCCACTTGGAGTGTTTGTTGATCTATGAAATTATAAAGTGATGTCAGTGTGTCTTCAGCTTGATTCACATCCGTATCTTCGCCGGATGTGTTCAACTCAGTGAAGTCTTCGACAATCATCACATCAATGGGCGACACTTTGAAAATCTCATCTAGCATCTTGTCAAACACATACGGATTTTGTTTGTTCATGACAACGATCTTCACATACTTATCTTTTAGTCTGCTGTAGTCTGTACCAAGAACATCTTGAAGATCAAACTTAGAGTCATCATAGAATACCTTGTAGAACATACGTAATGTGTTCTCTACAAACTCAACTTGATGTGTAGATGTATCTAGGACGTAGAATCCTTTGGTGTCTTTGTAGTCACTCCATACCAACTCATATGGAGTGCCAGTGTACGTCACATTTCCTTTTGTTGATCGTGTGTGATAGTGCCCACTGTATACGTGATCATATCTGTCAAGAAACTTCGCTTCAATGCCATCATGACTCTCAACACCCTTCATCAGAGGGAAGCCAACAAGTTCAAAATGACCAACGCAAACTGGAGAGACTGAACTTTCTACGAATGCTGCAATCTCATCTTCGTTCTCGTTGCACATCCAAGGAACAAGATCAATTGATAGCCCAGGAAACCTCAGTGTCGTCGGTTTGTCATGGATGAAGATGTTATCATACTCTTGAAGAAGAAGATCAGGAGAGTTGACGGAAAGACTGTGCTTCCAGAAGATGTCATGATTGCCAACGAGAGCATAGAAGTTGATCTTCCTTTCAGCAAGACGATCAAAGAAATATCTCTTTGACTCAGCGAGTGTGTAGAAGTTTACATACTTTCGCCGATCAAAGAGGTCACCTAGTTGGATGACTGTCGTTATCGCATGTTCATCCAAATAGGAAAAGAAAAAGTCATAGAACTTCTCAAAGTATTCATGGAAGTGTTTAGAGTCGTTTCTCGCGCCTAGGTGTGTATCCCCGAGAAGGCAAATTTTCATATCTCATCTTTCCTTTAGTCAAAGTTTCATTGATTATATCACGGATTGTGCTAAGATGCAACATCGCATCATCCTTGAGATTGGGATGTGACTTCTTGTTGTGGACGATCTTCATCCAATGTTCAATTTGTGCTGGCAATGGCGTCTGCATCATCTTCCTCCATAAACTTAGTGATACCAGTTTTTTTCTTTCTTGCAATTGTTTTCTTCCGCTTTGTCTCCTCAAAAGACTGAATGAAATCGCGAATGAACTCTTCTGCGTAAGAATCGTGCATAGAACCATTGAGTTGTGATCCAATCATATCTTCACCCTCACCAGTGTTCTCAATGATTGCATTGATGACTTCGTTTTCCATGCTCTTATACTTCACATACATGTGCTTCTTTTCCTTTTGAATGCGGCGCAAAAAGGCAAAGTAGATGATCTGTGTGAAATACGCAAATGGATTTTTAGACTTCTCAGGATCAAAGTTGTCTATGTAAAGAAGACAGTTCTCCACTCCATCGGAAATCATGTCTTCTCGGAATGTGTATCGTGCGAAGTTTGGTCTGCGTGATAGATGAGTGGCAATCTTGAAGAGACAGGTTCCTATGTAATTTGGCACTCTTGGGCGCTCAAGTTTGTTTTGCTGCGCATCATACACTGCATTCCTATATTCCGTCATCTCCTTTAGGAAGACTTCGTTATCAACATAATGATTAGATTTTGTCATAATATTCCTTATTTTTCATTGACTTTCACTTGACAACCTGTTACATTCACTGTGTACCCTCTGCAAAGGGTTAGAGTAAGTATACTTAATGTAGTTTACTTCTTTTAGCTTGCATGATGAGATCACTGACCTCATCCTGAATAGTCTGCAAGTCATTTTCTGTTGAAGATTCCTCTTCGCTGGTGTCTGCATCGCTTACAACAACCTCAGTGTAGGCTGCCACCATCTCATCTTTTGGTTTAGCACATGCCACAATTGTGTTCTTGAACACACGAACTGGATAATTAAAGTCAATAGCCATGTCCCAACGGATGATAGTCAGATTCATTGATGCTCCATTATAAACCATAAGCAGTTTGAATGGATTACTCAATTCAATGTATCCTTGAGTTTCTTTAACAACAGATCCAACAACTGTTTCGCCACTAGAAAGTTTCAGAATCAAGACTCTTCCGCCATCTACTTCTTCCGTTTGAATCATATCATCCTTTTAGTTCAATTGTGTAAATTTTGTACTCAAACTTCTCATCGTTGTATATCTTCATGCGTTCCATGAAATGATCAAGTGTGAAGTTCTTCTTGGATTTATATGACATATCATCTGCGATATCAAATAGAGTCGCAACATCTTTATTACTTCCAAGTCTCAATCCACGCCCAATTGATTGAAGTGTTCTGATCTTACTTTTGCTAGGTGAAGCAAAGATGACATTGTGAAGATTGCGAATATTTATTCCAGTGGAAAAACGTGCCGTATGAAGCAATTATAATTGCGCCACACGCCTCCTTTTCAATTTTAGTTGGTTTCATTTTTTAGTTTCCTATTTCTCTTTCTACATTGCAACATATAGTCTCTCCACACAGGATCTTTCCATTTCTCTTTTAGATATAGACTATTACTTCCGTGATTTCTATGTTTCATTTTATTTCTAAAATCATTTTCTTTCCATTTATCTTTCAGTTTTTTTGAGATTTCATCTTTTTTCTCATAGTTGATATTTTTCATCTTTTCAGAAAATTCACTCAACTCATCTTGAGTTTTGTTTTTCCACATTTCCAATGTGTTTTTTCTTAATCTCTCAATTTCTAGTGGATTTTCAGAATAGTATCTCTTCATATTGTCAGATTTTATTTTTTTTCTCTCTTCTGTCCAATACTCAAGCATTTTAATAGATTTTAGTTTTTTTATCAATTCATTGTTTTCTGGAGAAATTTCTCCACTTCCATTTTGTAGATTCAAAAAGTCATCTCTACGTGATGCGTCTAATCTTCTTAAAACTCTAGATTCCCATTTGATAGCATCACAAGAATTACTAAATCTTTTTCTGATTTGTATTATATCCGGATCACCTATAATTTTTCTCATCTGCTTTACTAGTTTTGATGATGTGAAATATGTTTTCCACAAATCATTGTCTGTGCATCCTTCTTTATATCTAACGCCATAATACCACAATTTGTGATTTGACCAACCAATAAGATACGTATATGAATTCATGTTGACTCCTGTTGTCTAATATTTTTATTTAGTATCCAACAGTCATCAATATCATCATTTTCTGTAATATATTTTGCTTTTTTTGTTGTCCCATCGGTTAATAATACTAATTCATTCTCTTTACATGAGATTCTTGTGTCGCCAAAATTCAAAACTACGTTATCAACTATTTCTTCCGTGATGCGTCTGACTTCTTCACGTTCTTCGCCATCTACTCCACCATGCACAAAAAACAATCGTCTGTCTTCTATAGACTCATCAATCATCTTGTGTAGAACTTTACCATGCTTCTCAACGAGTTGATAGAGAACAAGTGTGTTCCCTTTTAGACTGACTGCAAGATTTCTGATGAACTTGTTTCGTGCAACGGAAGATACAAGGTAGTCAATCTCTTCTTGATACTTATTGTTCTTGTTTTCAGCGCAGATTGCAGCATCGTGCTTTAGAACAAGTGCTTTGATTCTGAACTTAGCAAGACTGCCTGCATCAATGAGTTCTTTTGTTGTCGTGATTTGCTTGACTCTACCGAATAGACCTTCAAGAACTAGTTTGTGTGTTTGTGTTCCATCTAGTGTGCCAGTGAGACCATATCTATATGCGCAATTTGTCATTTTTGACAATATAGATGTTAGTGACTGCGCTTTGAACAAGTGTGCTTCGTCACCAATGACAATATCAAACTGAGAAAACCATTCCTTCGGTTGTTTGTAAATGGACTGCCAAGTTGATATGATAACTTGCTTATTAGTAGTCTTCGTTGCTCCTGCAACGATTTTGTGTACATTTTCGTTGCTATCCCACCCATAGTCTTCGAAGTCTTTTGACAATTGAGACACTAGAGAGATCGTCGGTACAATGATGAGTGTCTTACAGTTCAAATACCTCGCGATGAGATAGATGATGAGTGACTTGCCAGATGCAGTTGGTGACAACAGAAGACCTCTACGCTTTCTGATTGCATAGACAAACGCTTTCATCTGATAGTCTCTTGGCATGAATGGTATGCCCAATGTATCAATGAATGTCATTGCTTCGTCATCAGAGAACTCTTCATCTGCGTCTACACTACTATCGTTCTCACATGTGTATTCACGTTCTTTGCAAAAACTCTCTACATATGGAGCAAGCCCAGAATAGATTGTGTGGTTTGAACGATTGAATAATCTTATGCGACCATCCCAGGTCTTATTGCGAAAAGATGGATGAAATTTATAATTTGGAACAAAAAATGTAAAGTATTCACTTAGTTCCATTGCAATGCCTTTGTCGCACTGGACTCTTATGTGTACTTCATCTATCTTTGAGATTGTGATGTCAGTTGACGCCATTGGTAAAACGCTGCCAATCAATTGCATTTTTTATCTGATAGTTTCTCTGATTGAGATTCTTCAACACTTCTTCTAGAAAATCAATTTTTTCTTTCTGTGCTACGATTCTCATGTTTACATCAACGATGTCTGCATCGGAGTCTACATACATGTCAACCTCATTCTTCATGAGTTTCTTGACAAAAGGCTCCCATCCCGCTTCTTCAAGTTCTTCGCGAGACATTCGCCCATTGTAGTATTCATACTTCTTGAGGAATGTTGCCTTGCTCTTGAATTCATAAGCACGAAGTCTTTGTCTCTCATCAAAGTAAATCTTCATGAACTTACTATGGAGTTGAGGAATCTTCAGTGATTCAGCCCCAAGTTCTGTTGAATCTATTCCTGCGTCTTTTCGCCATTCCTCTGATATCTGGTCTAATGTCATTACAAGTCCTCAAGTCAATACATATTGTCATTATAATATCACATAATGATATAAAAGTCAAGAATACTTTCTTGCTGAATATGATGTATATGAGAATGTGCTTGAGATTGTTAGAAAATCTTGTGATTCTGTCGCGCTGAAAGTCAGATCGGACATAGAGACAGGAAAGACATCTTTGAAGTTTATAATGAAGTTTGGATTGTTTGAGTTTGTCTTTACAATCAATGAAGCATCAGAAGTGACGCTGTTTATTCTTCCTGCTGTATTTGTCAATGTGCCTCTTTTGTCATACGATTCTGGATTACCTAAGTTAGTCATCCAATTGTAGAGTTCAAACCATGCATGAAAATCTTCATCCATAATGACAGTGAGACTCAACTCTCCATAATCAATTTGGTTACCAGGCACCTGAACTCTTGTGAATGGAGAAGCAATGCGACTATCAAATAGTGTCAAACTGGGAATATTAACAGACTGCACAAAAAAGGTGAAGTTTGGTAGTCTCTGAATAGAAAACTCAAACTTATTATTTGAGAGAAAACTCTTGTTGATTGGTTCTTTATAAAATTCTGCCATGTCATCCTCTTGTCTGAAATATGCATATATTTATGAGACAAAAAAAAGAGGCTCCGAAGAGCCTCTTTGAATTCCGATCTATGTCGGCTATATTGATTACATCAAGTTTGTAATCGCGAATCTGCGATAGTACAGATTCTTATTAGCGAATGCTACAGCGCCATCGCCAGCAGATGTTGCGAATGGGTTTGCAACCATGCCGTAACGTGTCTTGAAGCCAATCTTAGGTTGGAATGTGTCTTGACCGACAGCACGAACCATCTGTAGTGGAACGTATGGGCAGTAGAACAAACCAGCGTCAAATGCTGAAGTTCCCTTGTAACCCATAGTTGCGTAGTGAACGCCAGCAGATGCTGCGAAATATGGATCGATGTAAACCTTGACACGACCGTTTAGAACACCTGCGAATGTATTGCCTGTGTCGTCAACTTGCAAGTTGTTTGCAAGTGCTGGAGTGTAGTCAAGAACACCTGCCATCTGAAGTGCTGATGCAACGTCAGAAGAACAGATCATAACGTTACCCTTACCGCGACGAGTTGCCTTAGCAATTGCGTTAGCTTCGCGCTCTAGTTGGAACATTAGACCCTTGAACTTCTCAACAGACCAACGACCGTTAGCGTCAACGTCTAGGTCGAATGTACCTGCGATTGCAACGTTTTCTTGTGCGCCAACAGTAGCTGTAGAGTTGATTGTACGAACAACTTCACGGTTGATTTCAGCAAGAATTTCTGTGGAAAGAATGTTTGACAATTCTTGTTCAGCGTCAAGACCGTGAATTGCCTTCAAGTCTTGTGCCAATTCCATTGTGTACTCTGCCTTCAATGCACGGCTCTTAGCAGTAACAGCAATCTTGTCGATTGTGAATGCCATTTCAGCGAATGCGTTTGTGCCATCACCCAATGATTCTGCACGTATAGTAGACATTGCTGTGCCGTATGTGTAGTTTGTAGCGTTAGCAAGAGCAGGTGTAGACCCAGCTTGACCACCGACACCAGAGAATGCTGTATTTGCTTCGTTGAACAGTGCTTCTGTACCACGCTGTACTGTGTAGTTAGAACGCATTGCGAAGATCAAGCCTGTAGGACCAGTCATTGGCTGAACGCCGCAGATGTCATACGCGATAAGATTTGGCATTGCACGACGAACCAAGCTGATTAGAACTGGATCGTATGTGTCGATACCACCTTGACCAGCTGTTGAAGAAGATAGACCCATGTTGTTTGTTGGGGCTGCTTCTGACAACAGTGATGATTGTGACTGATATCCGCCTGAAGAACCTTCGCGAAGTGCGATTTCTTGGTTCTCTAGAAGTTGTGCGGTAACCGCTCTTCTGTGATTGTCCTTGATTGCTGATAGTTCAGAGTGTTCAAGAACTGGACTCCATTTTTTTACAAGTGCTTCTACTGACATAAGTTTTCTCCTTTGAGTATTTGTAAAACTCTGATGTTATTTATAAAAATTTACTTTTTCACATTTCTTGAAATGCTCTGTACATAACGGCTCATTACTGGTGAGAATGATTCGTCCAGAGATTCTTCGGAATCAAGACTACTTTGTGAATCGATCACCGAGTCTTCGGATTCCTTAGACTCAAAATACTTCTTCTTTGTCAAAAGAAGTTTTTCTTTGTAATCACCCTCAGACACAAACTCAATGTGTTCTGCCAGCGATTGCAATTTTGCCATCTGAACTTCAGAAAGGTCTTCTGAAACTTCAAATGCAATTTGTTGCTTCTTGTATGTGTTTAGCTGATCAATCAATTCTGCTCTTTCTGTGATCGCTGAATCCAAGTCTTGCTGTAGCGATTCGACTTTTTCAGCCATACCTTCAACAATATCAACTTTATCTTCAGGAATAGTGATATAGTGTTCTGTGAATAGATTCTTCAGACCAACCATAAAGTCTTCTGCCATTTCAGCTTTTAGACCAGTTTCGATTGCAACTTTATTTTCTTCCATCCATTCAGTCACAACATAGTCAAGATAGTCGTCAATCTTTGAAACAAGAGTTTCAGTGATTTCTAGAGTTTTTTGCTCAAGAAGCCCTTCCATCTCTTCTTCTAGTTGTGTCTTGTGCTCTTCTACTTTAGATTGAACAGCCGCTTCAAAGATTGCTTTCGCCTGATCTTTGAATTGTTCTGATAGTTCTTCTCCGCTGAATAGAGCATCAATGTGTTCTTTAGTTTCGATTCCCATAAGAATTCTCCTTTGTATTTGAATCAATCATTTATGTATTTATAAAATGATGTTTTGCTACTTTCATCAAAGTTTTCCTAGGAAATCTTTGAAAACTTTTAGTTTCATTTCAGTCAATTCTTTACTTGACGCTTTCTTGATAGCATTCTTGTATGTATTGATGTCCATTTCGCGAATGACACCGTTATCCCAAACCCACTCTTTGCTTTCCATGATGCCGCGAACGAATGCATCTGGTGCTGATGGATCCGCTACAATATCGGCTGCTGTTGCGAGATAGAAATCATCTTCGACGATCTTGACTCCATCTTTGCCCTCTTTTAGACTTCCCATGCCTCGAGTGGAAACGCCAAGTGTGGCGCCCTCATCAATCAAGTTCTTTACGATGTTTCCGTATGGTGTGTCTAGAATCTTTGCTCTACCGTAGAAGTCCGTGCCTTCCGATTTCAGAGACTTGATCAAGTGTGATGCTCTTTCTAGATTGATGGTTGGTCCTGATGGATGACCCAATTCCCCGAAAGCGCGCCCCTTCATAACATACTCTTCGTTGTAACGCTTTGTTTCTCTTTCTAGAGTCTCCATGCGATACATTCTTCCGTTCCGATTTGGTTTCTCAGCCTGCATGTAGATGCCCTCAATGTAAAGATTTTTCTTTCCATTTTCGGTTGCTTCTGTTACATACTTGACATCTTCTACCAGTTCTGTGATTAGTTTCATTTGTTGAACCCCGCAGTTTTTCTTTTTCTCAGTGACATCTTCATTTTTCTGACGATTTGATTCATCATCGCTTTTCTTTTTCTAGCAGCTTTTCTCTGTGCAACTTCTCTGTGTCTTATCTCTTGATATGACATCTTGACAAGTCTACCATCTTCTACTTTGTATCCAGGAACTCTGCTAACAAGAACTCTCTTCTGAATTTTACCATGACGGATGCGATTTACTCTTTCCGTTCTAGCTTCAGAAATGAACTCTTTGAAACGAATCATGGTGAAATACCATCATCAGTGGATTCACGACTTGCGAAACCAGCGCCCTTCTTACCCTCAATGACAACTGTGTATGCAGCATTTGCAGTGAAGCCTGCTGTAGACAACAGAATATCTCCTGTTGGTGTTGGTGCATTATTTATGAATGGAGCTTGTGCACCAGATGATAAATCCCAATATCCAGAACCAGTGAGTGTTGCGATAACTGTGTTTGATGATCCAGCCCAAGATAGAACAACTCTAGGTGACATTGTTGAAGATGTTCCAGATGCAACAGACCACAACAATTTTGTAATTGAAAGTCTCTCTGCTCCAACTCCAGTGTTTGCTACAAGTGTAGATGCATCAACTTTGATGACATTATTTTCACCTGTACCATCAGAAATGTTAGTTAGCTTTACTGCATATCCACCAGCGTGATCTTTTAGAACTTGTGTCGTTACTGCATCTGGCATGATTACTCCTTAGACAAAACTGATTCTGCAAAAGCAAGAAGTTTTTCTGGATCAGTTTCAATCATAGACTCAAACATACTTTGATTCTCTTCATTTAGAGAATCATAGAGTGCCATTAGCATGTCTTGATGATCTTCGTTCTTCATCTTTGCTTTGATTGTTGTGTATGCTTTCTTTGCTGAAGCTGGCTTGTCTCTTACCATTGCTGATGCAACTGCAAATGGACCACCTTTAGATTCGTCTCCGACACCCTTCTTCTTGAAGTATTTACCGATTGTGTGTGCCATTGTTGTCTGTGCTTTGGAGAAGTCGGCTTCTTCTAGTTCAACTTCTTCTTTTTGAACTTTGTGTGCTGGAATATTTTCTGAACGATAGCCACCCACATCTACGACATAATGTGGACTTCCGTGCTTGTCACCCTTATCGTGTCTTACGACTTTACCAGAAACCATCTTACCGTTGTGTGGAACTCTTACTTTTGTTCCTGGTTTATGAATTTCGGCTTCTTCTAGTTCAACTTCTTCTGGCAACTTACCCTTAGGACCAGTGAGCCCACCCATTCTCTGAGTGAACTGCATTTGACCCTTTAGATGTTCTTGTCTGCGCTTTTGTTCTCTAGCTTTGCCAGCAGGAGTCTTGTTGAATCCGGGGCTGCTAGTGCCCATGCGCCTCGCTAGTTCATCGTATGCGCCTCTGCCTTCTTCAACATGCTCAACTTCTTCTTTTCTGAAGTAATCAAACTTGTGCTTCTCGCCAGTCTTGTCGTCCTTGACAGTATATCCCTTATCACTCATATCATGAATCTTGCCCATGTGCTTAGACCCATCTTTTGGATGATAATAGTCAACTCCGTGACCAACCTTGATGTCTTGCTTTCTTTCAGCACCAATGCCTTTTTGTGCAAGTACGCGATAGTTCTCTTCTAGGTCAACTGACTCACCAAACTTCTGCTTGTTGTTCAGTCTGTCTGCCGATCTCTTACCAGAACCTGTTTTCGTGTCATGAGGACCAATCTCTTCAGGACCAACTTTCTCTAGATCACCTGGATCTTTGATCTGAGCGAGATAAGTAGAGTGAACGAACTTGTGTTCACCCTTAGACTTAGGTGCAACGCCAGTCAACTCATCTAGTTGACTAACGAAAGAACTAAACTTCTTCATCTGTTGTTTCCCCTGTTTCAATTGAATCTTCTTCGTATTCTTCATCATCTGAATCATCAGATTGATCAAAAACACTTGATGCGTAATCTACTTTTGCAGCATGGAGTTTGTCAGAAACTTTTGCTCCCAAAATATCAAAAATTGCACTCTTGAATGCTGAAGGATCAGTTTCAAAAACTGACGCAATTGCATTTTTTAGTTCATCGCTCATAATTTATCTCCTTTTTATCTATTTATAAACATTGCTAATTCAAAGCAAGAAACTCGCCCTTTGTCAAATATTCATCTTGCACGGTTGCTGCAATCGCCGTGTTGTCTGCAAGATTGAATGGATCTTTTGCAAGAATAGTCAATTCACCTAAAGTATCAGTATCAGACGCTAACAGTGCGATTGAATATATTCCATCACCCAAATCTGTAACTGTTCTATTGACAGTGGTGAATGGACTTCCTTCTTTACTTATACTGATCTCTGGCTGCAGCCCAGATACAGATGATATATGATCAAATGATGCTCTGAAAAACACACTCACATTTCTAGGATAATTTCTTCTGATTATATGTGCGGTGTTCAGCGGTAGAGTTGGTTTTCCAAATCTTGCAGCAATGGAATCTACAAAATCTGTTGCGTTTGTAGACTCACTAACGCTTCTATTAAATGCTAAAGATGCCGTTATTGAATCACTTGAAGAAACAGGAACTTCTGAAAAATCAATGAAAATATCAGCAACAATCGACTCTGATGTAGATGTGCTTTCATTTAGTGTTGCGTTTGCAGTTAATTGACTTGACGATACTTCTGTAGACGATGTTGATTCAGATACGCTTGATGCTGCGGTGACAGTAGAATTTTCACTTGAAGTTATTACACTAGATTCATCTGACGATGCAAGTGCCACAAAAGAAGCATTTGCAACATCTGTAACCGATGCAGATGTTTCATTCAATACTCTTGTTGATAAAATTGAGGCAATCTCTGATGCAGATGTTGCGACAGAGGTTTCACTGAGACTTGATACTACATTTGCGCTAGAAAGTTCTGACGAATCCGTTGAAGTCGTTTCACTTAGAGTACTTACGAATTCAGCATTAGTTGATTCTGTAGATGCTGTTGAATTTGTTTCACTTAGTGTGCTTACGAATTCAGCATTAGAAGATTCTGTAGAAGTGACAGAATTTGTTTCGGAAACTGTTTCTGATTGAACGCCACCAGAAGATTCAGTTGAAGACGCTGATACGGTTTCACTTAGGAAAGAAGTGAATACAGCATTAGTTGATTCTGTAGATGCTGTTGAATTTGTTTCACTTAGTGTGCTTACGAATTCAGCATTAGAAGATTCGGAAGCAGTTGCTGATAGTTCTGGTTCACTTAGCGTGCTTACGAATTCAGCATTAGCAGATTCTGTAGCAGTTACAGAATTTGTTTCGGAAACTGTTTCTAATGAAGAACCATCAGAAGATTCTGTTGTTGATGTCGCAACAGAATCTTCAGATAGAGTTACAGCAAATACAGCATTAGCAGATTCTGTTGATGATGCTGATAGTTCTGGTTCACTTAGGGTAGAAGTGAATTCAGCATTAGTTGATTCTGTTGATGTTGTGGAATTCGTTTCACTTAGCGTGCTTAAGAATACAGCATTAGCAGATTCTGTTGATGATATAGAATTTGTTTCGGAAACTGTTTCTAATGAAGAACCACCAAAAGATTCTGTTGTTGATGTCGCAACAGAATCTTCAGATAGAGTTACAGCAAATACAGCATTCGCGGATTCGGTCTCTGATGTAGATGTAGATTCCGATACATTCAGAGTTGATGTTACATCAGCAGATTCGGTCTCTGATGTTGATGTCGTTTCACTTAGGGTGCTTACGAATTCAGCATTAGCTGACTCAGTGGCAGTTGCTGATAGTTCTTGTTCACTTGAACTGATGTCAAATACAACATTAGCGACACTGGAATCAGAAGTCGCTAAACTTGGTTCACTTAGGGTGCTTACAAATACAACATTAGCGACACTGGAATCAGAAGTCGCTAAACTGATCTCAGATACATTGCCTACTACTATCCCCGCCTCGCCGGCAGAACTCAACAGGGTTAATAGTGACATAGATTATTCCTAATTGGGTGGTTACACTATTACCTGTATCTTAGAATACTGCAACAAGGGGTTAACTCACCTTAAACCAACGTTTTGAGTTGATTTAATGTTACCATAGTTTCGGCAATTTCTGAATCTAACTGAGTGACCTGTTCTAGTTCTCCGGAGGCGATCGCTATGTTCTTTTTAGCTTTCAAGGACTCCAACCTGTTATTAAGGATTTGTATAATGTCTTGTAATAACATACAACTTCCTTTACCAGAAAGCCAAGCAACGGAAGCACTCTGCAAAAGATGCTCGGTTGAGCCAGATGTACTTCAAGCCGTCTTTTGTTCTAATAATCTCCATTCGGTTGCCAATGATTGCTGTAGGAGCAACATACGGATACATTGAAGCACCATTAACGTTTGCAGTTACTACGTTCAAGCTGTAAACACGTTGAGTGTTGTCTTTGTGGAAGTAGATACGATCTTTTCCATCATACGCTGCCATAGTACCAGTAGTCAATGTTTCTGTAAGTGGCGAAGTTGTCATCAAGCTAACGCGATCTGTGGTAACGTCCCAGCGATCAAAACCAGTATTAGCACCGCCACGAGTAGTGTACATGTACCGACCACGAAGGGCTGCAACACTAGTACCAAACGCCCAATTTGCTGTAGTGCCAAGACCTCTTACAGTAGGTTCGATAATTACATAACCTGTTTGAGCACTAACAGGTGCAGCACCTAACGCGGCTGAGAATGTTAGGGTATTAGCAGTATTGCTAAGAATGATCGCTTCAACGGGACCGCCAGGACTTGTTAAGATACGAGCTCTTTTACCAGCATGGATGTTTACTGCCCAAGTTTTGCTGGTATCTTGCAGTGTTGTTGTGCTGTGTGTACCAGTTGCAACACCAAAGTCAGTTGCTCCAATTGCTGAACTAGTACAGATAGAATAACGATTGATACCGTTTGTTGGTGCGGTACCTGCTACAGCAAAGGTTAAGGTTGTAGCAGTGTTGCTTATAATTCGCAATACTTGACCTGTAGTTGAACCTGATGCAGCGGTTGGAGTTGCTGCGTACATGTAGCAGGTAAAGCCTGCCCACTGGTTAACTGTCCAACTCTTAGAACCGTCTGTGAGTGTTGTAGTAGACTGAGTACCAGGAATTGTAGTTGCAGCAGGAGTTCCTGCCATTGTATAAGTAAATGTAGTCGCTGAAGGTACAGTAGCAATTGCAACGTTGGTTACGTTAAAGTTTGCATCTGTTGCGCCGCGGACCGTAACCAATTCACCAACCTTAAACTGATGAGGATGTGCAGTTGTAACCGTTGCCGTGGTTGTTGCATTAGCAAGTGAAGCAATTGCGACTGGTTGATATCCACCCACAGTTGCTGCGGCATTTCTGGCAATACCCCAATCTTGTTGACGACCAAAAGTTTGAACTTGAGAGCTGAAATTTAAGATTGGCGTACCAGCAATACCACCAGCGAATAGGTAAAACTTGTCTGGGTCACCTTGAATTACGTACACAGACGTAGTGTCAGGAGTTACTTCCCAGTTACCAACAATTGTCAAAGCTGTAGCAGTGTTGCTTGCAATGGCCACCACTTGACCCGCACCAGTACCTGCCAAAATACGCACAGCGTAATTTGCCCAACGGTTTACAGGCCAAGTCTCGGTGCTATCGGTTAGGGTTGTAGAAGTAGCAGCAGTTGCAGTACCTGCATCAAAGCCCAATATCAAGTATCGAGAAGTGGCGTCAGGAGCTGTGCCAGAAGTTGCCCAAGTCAGGGTGGTAGAAGTGTTGCTCAGTACTTGGCGGATCTGACCAACACCTGTTCCAGATTCAATGTACACCCAGTAACCAGCCCATTGATTGACACTCCAAGCTGCGCGATCTACACCTTGTGAACTATCGATTAGTGTAGTAGTTGTACCACCTGTTGCCGTACCTCGTTCCCAAATAGAAGCGGTTTCTGACATACGCTCTAGGGCTAAATCGGTAACAGCAGCCAACAGGGTGTTGGTCATTGTTGGTAAAACATACCAAGTATCGGTTAGGATATCATACAACTGTGTCAATACGAAAGGAGCAGTTGCTGTCGCCGCGTTAGGTGACATCAACACAATCTGACCAGACTGAATGCGAAATACTGAAGTACTATCTGGTGTTACAGTCCAGGCTGAATCAACAGTCAAAGCCTGTGATTCAATGACATATGCAGACTGGGATCCTGCAGTGCTTGAGATTGCTGGCGTGAAAATCGCAGGGTTGTTCAACCGCATGTTCATCTGGGTACTATCACCAATAGTCAACACCGTTGCAGTGTTACTCAAGATACGGCGGTACTGACCAACACCACTGTTGCCAGAGATACGCACAGTGTGACCAGCCCACTGGTTGATACCCCAAGCTTTGAGAGTATCAGTCATGGTAATACCACCAAGTGCGTTAGCAAATGCTGTAATCACGCCACTGTCATGGATTGTAGGCTCTGCAACAGCAGTAATTTTTCTGCGTTGTCCTGCACCTGTACCACTGACAATAACAATATCATAGCCTAACATAGAAGACATTGAAATGGCTGGGACTGTGATTGTAGTTGAAGTAGCGGCGATGGTCTTACCTTCGGGTCCATATGCTCCAACAAACTTCATTGTGCTTACGTTAAAACCAGCTACAGCCGGAGCAGTTAACCCTTGGAACATATCTGTCCAAGTGTCGTATCGTACAAATTGAGTTGCAGAGATCAGGTAGTAGATATATCGACCGTGTTCAGTTTGCAAGAAACCCATGTTGTCGGGCGCACAAGTAGAACTCAATGCACTAGAAACAGCTGGCGCAAAGCGAGTCCACTCCCATGAAGGCAGATCGACTTGGTACGAAAGTGTATTTTTTGTTAAAGCAGGCATTTATTACCTCACTGGAAAGTTAAACCAGAACGTATGCCTTGAATGTACGTCTGTTTTGCAATGTTGATGTACTGTTCGCGATCCATACCAGCATTTGACACCAAGTTAGAAACTGATGATAAATTACTATCGTTAGATAGGACGACTCTCAGCGCAGTTCCGCCTGCGCCGGTGCCCGAAACGCTTAGCGGTGCAGCGGTAACAGCGTCAACGGCTACACGCTGACGCTGTGCAGAGTCAACAGTTGCATTACTTTCTAATAACTTTACAATTCGACTTAAAGCTACTAGCAAGTCATCACTGCGACTTGCTATGGTTGGTATCGGATTTACCGAAGAAACATCAGTCGCAATACCATCATCACCAACGCTAAGTTTCATTCGTTGATACAAAACGCCGTTGATATCATCAGCGGCGACAACTGCACCACTACCCGGTGTATAACCTACGTTATCTGCCATGTTTTATACTCCACATTATTAATAAGAACATAGTTATTTATGTCAATGTAGTAGAGTAAGTCACGTTCAATGTGTCGCCGTTAGATACGGATTTT